TGATGCAGGACAGACCTATCGTAGCCTTCCCTTGGGACGTAGTTCCCTCTAGGTTCTGGGGTCGTGGTGTGTGTGAAAAAGGTTACAACTCACAGAAGGCCCTTGACGCTGAGTTACGCGCTAGGATCGACGCTCTGAGCCTCACGACTCATCCTATGTTGGCTGTAGACGCCACTAGGATGCCACGAGGTGCTAAACCAGAAGTACGTCCGGGCAAGATGATTCTAACCAGTGGAGACCCGCGTGAAATTTTACAACCGTTTAACTTTGGACAAGTTAGTCAAATCACGTTTGCTCAGGCGGGTGCTCTACAGCAGATGGTACAACAAGCTACTGGTGCGGTTGACTCTGCTGGAATCGCGGGTTCAATTAATGGAGAAGCTACGGCTTCTGGCATTAGTATGTCTCTCGGTGCTATTATTAAAAGGCATAAACGCACCCTGATTAACTTCCAACAATCTTTCTTGATTCCTTTTGTTAAGAAAGCAGCCTATAGGTACATGCAATTTGACCCCGAAAATTACCCTGTTGCTGATTATAAATTTAACGCTAGTAGTACTTTGGGTATTATTGCAAGAGAGTATGAAGTTACTCAGCTAGTACAGTTGTTACAGACTATGGGTAAAGACTCACCGTTGTATAACACGTTAATACAATCTGTTATTGACAATATGAATTTGTCTAATCGTGAAGAGCTACTTGCAGCACTAGCTCAGGCATCTCAGCCTAACCCGCAAGCGCAGCAGATGCAACAGCAAGCACAACAGTTGCAGATGCAGTTCCAGCAGTCGCAGACTCAAGCACTCTCTGCTCAGGCTCAAGAGTCACAAGCACGAGCTGCTAAGTTAGCTGCTGAAGCTGCTGTTGTACCGCAAGAACTAGAAATAGATAAGATCAATGCTATCACTCGAAACCTTCGTGAAGGTGATGCTGAAGATAAAGAGTTTGAACGCCGTATGAAAGTGGCTGATACTCTCCTCAAAGAAAAAGCAATAGAAGGTAAGACTAATGTTAATAACGCAAAAAGAAATGCAGTCCCTGCTGGACCAAGTCAACGACCACTTCAAAGGGACGTTCCAGCGCCTCAAAGTCCTAGAGGACCAGCTGAACCAACTGGAAACCAAGGTGGAGGAATTATCTAATGCCAGCAAAGAAAGACCCAAGACTAACACGAGCAGGAGTAAGCGGGTTCAACAAACCAAAGCGGACGCCTAACCACCCCAAGAAGTCTCACGTAGTTGTTGCTAAAGAAGGCGACAAAGTTAAAACTATTCGATACGGACAGCAAGGTGTTAGCGGCGCAGGTAAAAACCCTACAACTGCTAAAGAGAAAGCAAGACGTAAGTCGTTCAAGGCAAGACATGCTAAGAACATTTCAAAAGGAAAGATGTCAGCCGCTTATTGGGCTAATAAATCTAAATGGTAAGGAGAGTAATATGCCACAAGGAAAAGGAACATACGGAAGTAAAGTAGGTCGTCCCCCTAAAAAGAAAGCGGCGCCTAAAGCAAAAAAGCCCGTAAAGCGAATTACTCAAGAAGAAGTAGAAGCTCGTATTAGGGACGCAAACAAAAGAGCCAAAAACATGACACCTAGTCCTGCTATGCAAAAAAAGATGGCAGAACAAATGCGTAACAAAAAGATGGACGCTAAGATGAAAGCGGCTGTTAAGAGGGTTAAAAGTGGCAAAGGCAAAAAATAAACCTAAAAACAAAGCGCTCTATGCACGAGTAAAAGCAGAAGCTAAACGCAAGTACAAGGTCTGGCCTAGTGCTTATGCTTCTGGCTGGTTAACTAAAGAGTACAAGAAACGCGGTGGTACTTATGAGTAAGGCCAAAGGCGGTTTAACTAAGTGGTTTAAAGAAGATTGGGTAGATGTTAAGACAGGTAAGGAGTGTGGACGTAAGTCTGCTAGTAAAAGTAAACGTCCTTATCCATCTTGTCGGCCTAAAGCTGTAGCGTCTAAGATGACAGCAGCAGAAAAGAAGTCTTCTTCTAAACGTAAGACAGGGCCAGCTAAGATTAAACACGCCGTCACTGCATCAGGCCGTAGGAGAAAGACTACAAAAAAGGCTTGACAAATGCATAAAAGTGTGGTATAATATAACTATATAATATAATAACAGAGGAAATCATGACTCCCGAGCTTGAAACTTATTTTAATAACTACAACGAACTCTTCAACCATGAAGGTTTCAAACAACTCGTACAAGAGCTTTCCACTAACGCACAGCAATTAGCAGACATACAAACAGTTAAAGATCTGGAAGATTTACATTTCCGTAAAGGTCAAGTTGCTGCTTTTGCTACTGTCATTAACTTACAAGGAACTATCGAGGCTGCCCGCGATCAAGCAGAAGCTGAAGAAGAAGATCCTGTAGATGTTTAAAGTATACGACTTCCGTTGCACTAACGGGCATGTCTTTGAAGAATTTGTAAAGGATGGTGTCACAACCAGTAGGTGCGGTTGTGGTGCTAACGCTACAAAAATGGTATCTGCCCCGTCTTTCCACCTTAATGGTTCCGATGGTTCATTCCCCGGAGCACACATTAAATGGACTAGGGAACACGAAAAAGCAGGTAATAAATAATAACTCCATAATGATTATAATCACGGAGATTAGTAATGTCAAGAGCAACATTAGTTGACCCGCAACCCGAAGTGGAAAACGCGGATGATATAAACGAAGAAGCAAATGAGACTCAGTACGAAGCAGAAGCAGAAGTAACTGAGCAACCTCAAGAGCAGTCTACCGTTCCAGAGAAGTACCAAGGTAAGTCTCTGGAAGAAGTCGTACAGATGCACCAAGAAGCTGAAAAGCTTTTAGGCCGTCAGTCCGGTGAGGTAGGAGAACTTCGTAAAGTGGTGGATGATTATATTGCTACTCAAACACCTACTCAAGCACCTCAACAAATCGTTGAGCCTGAAGAGGATATAGATTACTTCACTGATCCACAAGGTGCTGTTAATCGTGCAATTGAGAACCATCCTAAAATTAAAGAAGCAGAACAGTATTCATCGCAGTATAAGCAACAAACTGCATTGGCTACTCTTAGTACTAAACATCCAGATATGCAAGCAATATTAGGAGATCCTAAGTTTGCAGAATGGATTAAGGCTTCAAAAATTAGGACTCAATTATTTGTAGCGGCTGACCAACATTATGATGCTGACTCTGCTGACGAGCTATTTAGCCTCTGGAAAGAGCGTAAGGTAGTGACACAGCAAACCGCCGATGTTGAAAAACAGGCAAGGAAGCAAACACTAAAGGCAGCTAGTACAGGTAATGCACGAGGCAGTAGCCAAGGGACAAGAAAAAAGATATATCGTCGGGCCGACATTATTAAACTTATGAGAACAGACCCAGACCGTTATACAGCATTAGCCGATGAAATCATGGCAGCTTATGCGGAGGGTCGAGTAAAATAATCTAGGAGATTACAATGGCTACTCAAACTTATCCCGGTACGGTTGGCGGTGGAAGTATCGTCAACAAAACAGCAGCTGCTACTTTTATTCCAGAAATCTGGAGTGACGAAGTAATTGCTGCCTATCAGAAGAACCTGAAGATGGCTCCTCTGGTCAAGAAGCTTCCAATGACAGGCAAGAAGGGTGATGTAATTCACATTCCTAAGCCTATCCGTGGTGCTGCTTCTGCTAAGGTTGCTGACACTGCTGTCAACATCCAAGCAAACGTAGAAGGCGAATTGCAGGTTTCTGTTGATCGTCACTTCGAGTACTCACGTTTCATCGAAGACATCGTAGAAGTACAGGCGCTTAACAGCCTCCGTCAGTTCTACACTGAAGACGCTGGTTATCAGCTGGCTCTTAAGGTTGACACTGACCTTATGAATGCTGCTACTGGTTTTGGTAACGGAACTATGGACCTTGCTGCTCCTTCTGGTGCTGACTGGGTTAACAGCAACAGCTACTACTTTGATGCTGCTTCTGGTGGTGGTACTCCACTGACAGCCTTTGCTGCTTCAACTGTTGCTGCTGGTGATGTCTTTAGTGATGCTGGCTTCCGTCAAGCTATCCAGTTGTTGGACGATGCTGACGTACCAATGGACGGACGTTGCATTATCGTTCCTCCAGTAGTACGTAACACCATCATGGGTACTGAGCGATTCTCGTCTTCTGACTTCGTATCAGGACAGACTGTTAACACTGGCCTCATTGGTAACTTGTATGGCGTAGACGTTTACGTTTCATCCAACTGCCCAACACTTGAGTCCAATGTACGTGGTTGTATCCTCATGCAGAAGGACGCTCTTGTACACGCAGAGCAGATGACTGTACGTTCACAGACTCAGTACAAGCAAGAGTACCTCTCAACGCTGTACACTGCTGACACTCTCTACGGTGTTCAGGTATACCGTCCAGAAGCTGGTCTTGTACTTGCTGTCTACGACGCGTAAGTAGTTCTGAGGGGAAAGCTGGCAACAGTTAGTACCCTCATTTTATTTCTTCAAAACCTACGACTACTTTACTGAGAGCGTTAAGCCATGACTGACTATACAAAGACTACTGACTTTACATCAAAAGATTCCTTACCGTCAGGCGACTCAGGTAAAATCATTCGAGGCGCTGAATTTGGTACAGAGTTTGACAACATTGAAACAGCGGTAAATTCAAAGTCAAACATAGACAACCCCTCATTTACCGGCAACATCACAGTCACAGGTACTGTAGATGGCCGTGACATCGCCGCTGACGGCACTAAATTAGACACCATTGAAACTAGCGCAGACGTTACTGACACAGCTAACGTAACTGCCGCTGGCGCTGTAATGGACAGTGAGTTAACTGACATCACTGCTGTTAAGGCGTTAAACCAAGGTGTCGCTACCACTGATAGCCCTACATTCGCCGCTGTTACTTCTACAGGTAATGTTACTGTAGGTGGTACTGTAGACGGTCGAGACGTAGCCGCAGACGGTACAAAGCTAGACACAGTAGAAACCAATGCAGACGTAACGGATACTACTAATGTTACTGCCGCTGGTGCATTAATGGACTCAGAGGTTACTAACTTAGATCAAGTAAAAGCCTTTGACTCTGCTGACTACGCTACTGCCGCACAAGGCACTACTGCTGACAACGCACTGCCTAAGACTGGCGGAGCTATGACTGGTGCCATTACTACTAACAGCACCTTTGATGGACGTGACGTAGCGACTGACGGTACTAAGCTGGACGGCATAGAAGCTTTAGCAGACGTTACAGACACAACCAATGTCACTGCTGCTGGCGCATTGATGGACTCTGAGCTAACAGATCTTACTGCTGTTAAGTCTCTGGATCAGGGCGTTGCTACTACTGACAGTCCAACCTTTGCAGGTCTTACGACTACAGCAGACATGACCTTCGGTGACAACGACAAGGCTATCTTCGGTGCTGGCTCTGACCTTGAGATTTATCACTCAAGCAACCAGAGCATTATTAAAGAATCAGGTGCGGGTAGTCTTTTAATTCAAGGCGATAACATTCGACTTCAAAAAGTAGACGGTAGTGAAAACATGATTACTGCCGTTAATGATGGTGCTGTAACTTTATTTGACAATGGCTCAGCCAAACTAGCCACAACCTCCACAGGCATCGACGTAACGGGTACTGTGACGGCTGATGGGGCTTCTGTTACTGGCGACTTGCACGTTCAAACGGCTGACGGCGCTAGTGCTTTCTATGTAACACGATATGGAACCATTACAACTGAATCAGCTAAGTTTTATATTGATGATAACGATTTAATTATAGATAGCATTCAAGACGAACAATTTGGCGGCTTCGTCTTTAAGTCAACGTACAGCGGCACAGGTACACGGAATCGTTTAGATATAGCCAACAACGGAGACATCAGCTTCTACGAAGACACTGGCACGACTGCGAAGTTGTTCTGGGATGCGTCTGCGGAGTCTTTGGGTATTGGTACTAGTTCGCCAAGTCAGGCTTTTCATGTTGAGGGCGGCAATGTACTCGTTAAAGAGTCATCGACAGAAGGAAAAGTGTTTCTTACAAATACATCTGTTGGAATCAAAAGGTCTGACGCTGTTGATTCTACTAACGCAAGAGACATAGAAGTATTTACTGATGGAAGCGGCGCAAACGTAATTTTATCTACTAACGGTGCTGGTAGTGCGGAGTTTGTTCTTGATGACAGCGGCAACGTCGGTATTGGTACTAGCAATGTTGGGGCAAGGCTTACGCTTGGAGATGCGGGCAGTGCTGATAGCACAAATTTAATACGCAGTTATCGTGGAGCTGGAACATCTACTTATGCTGTGTTTGGCGACAACGGCGGCGGCGCTATGGTTGAGCATGTCGGTGGCGGCTCCGTGTTCTTTAAAACTAACAACACAGAACGCATGCGCATCGACTCAAGCGGCAACTTGTTGGTTGGGACTACTTCTTTGCCTTCAGCTGGCTCTGGCGGTGTTGGTTTCGAGCCTACTACTGCTGACCGAACTATTACAAGAAGCTCAACATCCGCAACCACAACTGCTGGATTATTTGTTTTTCAGAATCCTAATGGCGAGGTAGGCTCAATATCTGTTAATGGCTCTGCTACAGCCTACAACACTTCATCAGACCAACGCCTCAAGGATAACATCGTAGACGCACCTTCTGCTTCTGACGACATTGACGCTATCCAAGTACGTTCGTTTGACTGGAAGGCTGACGGGTCACACCAGAAGTACGGCATGGTTGCACAAGAGTTAAACACTGTTGCACCTGAAGCAGTATCAGCACCAGAAGACCCCGAAGAAATGATGGGCGTAGACTACTCAAAGCTAGTACCTATGCTTGTAAAAGAAATTCAATCACTACGTGCCAGAGTTGCACAATTGGAGACTAACTAATGGCTACATTTACATGGACAATCCCAACCTGTGAACACGTTATTGCTGATGGCGGCATCAATGTCGTTCACTGGCGTTGTAACG